AATACAATAATGCAAGACCCTTTATTTCCACCTGACACACAGTGGTCAGCCCCTACGTCTTTCCCTGATTTAACGGGACAAAAAGCCATAGCTATAGACCTAGAAACTAAAGATCCATGGCTTATGTCCCATGGTCCAGGATGGGCTTTCAAAGACAGAGGGTTTATAATAGGTATTGCGATAGCTAGTGAAGACTACAGAGCTTATTTTCCAGTAGCGCATGAAGTAGGCGGTAATTTAGATAAACAAGTAGTTTACAGGTGGCTTAAAAAACAGCTAGAAGCACCTAATGATAAAGTTTTCCACAATGCTCAGTATGACGTAGGTTGGTTGATGAGAGAGGGGTTTACTATCAACGGTAAAATCCACGATACTATGATGGCAGCACCGTTATTAAACGAAAACCAATATGGATACTCGTTGAATAAAATAGGTAAGCTGTACTTAAATGAAGAAAAAGATGAATCTATGTTGATAGAAGCAGCACAAGTTTACGGTGTAAATCCTAAGTCAGAAATGTATCGTTTACCTCCTGAGTATGTAGGAACATATGCAGAACAGGATGCTGACCTAACCTATAGATTGTGGGGAACATTAAAGCAACTGATTCATAAAGAAAATATTCACGATATTTATAATTTAGAGAGTTCTCTACTACCTGTTTTGATTGACATGCGCATGAGAGGGGTGAGGATAGATACTGATAAAGCTCAACAGGTTAAAAAACAATTATTAACAGAAGAAAATAAATTAATAAAAGAAATACACAAGTGGTATGGTCTCAAGCCAGACCTTTGGGCAGCTCAATCATTGTCTCAGGTGTTTGACCGCGCTGGACTTGAGTATCCTAGAACACCTAAAACAGATGCACCTAGTTTTCAAGCTAGTTGGTTAGAGGCGCATGACCACAAGTTACCGTCTACAATAGCTAGAGCTAGAAAGCTCAATAAAGCTAGAACCACTTTCATAGATAAAATGATATTGGAACATTTAGTAGACGGCAGGATACATGGAGAACTGCATCCTTTACGGTCTGATGACGGTGGTACGGTAACGGGTAGGTTTAGTTGTTCAAAACCTAATCTCCAACAAGTACCTGCTAGAGATCCTGTCATTGGTCCACTTATTCGCAGTCTGTTTATACCTGAAGAAGGTCACCACTGGGGATGTTTCGATTACTCTCAGCAAGAACCTAGACTTACTGTTCATTATTCTGTATTGACACATCAAGACGGTGCGGAAGAAGCAGCGATAGAGTATCACGATGACGATGCAGATTTTCATCAAATAGTGGCAGACATGGCTAACATAAGCCGTAAAGAAGCTAAGTTGATTAACTTAGGACTCAGTTATGGGATGGGTAAAGAAAAATTAACGAAACAATTAGGTATTAGCCCAGAGGAGGCAGAGCTCCTTTTTGACCAGTATCATAAGCGCGTACCTTTCGTAAGGGGTTTAAGAGACTCCGCAGCGCGTCAAGGGGCTAATAGAGGGTATGTCAATACGATACTAGGGCGTAAGTGTAGGTTTAACTTATACGAACCTATAGATAGGAGAGCTATACCATACCCTATCGACAAAGCGATGGAAGAATATGGAGGACAGCTTAAACGGGCTTATACCTATAAGGCTATGAATCGATTAATACAAGGATCTGCTGCAGACATGACAAAGCAGGCTATGTTAGATTTACATAAAGAAGGTATTATAGCACACACTCAAGTACACGATGAGTTAAATATATCCGTGAAAAACATACAAGAGTGTGAAAAAGTGATGGAAATAATGCGTGACTGTGTGAAATTAAAAGTACCTAACAAGGTAGATGGAGAAATAGGAAAAAGTTGGGGACATGTCGTAGACTACAGAGAGTATTTTAAATGAGAAAAACCGAACTTAAAAAAATATATTTTAAAATATACATGACATACAACAACAATACTGTAACACTAGAAGACATAGGTCTTAAATATAAAATTACAAAACAAAGAGTTTGGCAGATTATTAGGTTTTGTAATCTTGGAAATGGGAACTACTATGATGGTTTAAAAAGATACAATGCTGCTTATGATAAAATTAAACTTGCTCGTCCTGAATCAAACGGTAAAGAAATCAACGCTTTGTTAAGAGAGTGGTTACGAATAAACGACGTGAGGTTGATTAAAAATGGGTAAAATAAATTCAAGGAATAAAGGTGCTTCTTTTGAAAGAGATATCGCCAGTAAGATTAATGAGTTTTTAGACACTAATGGGGACAGGTTTCCTAAGTTCAAAGATGTGCCTAGAGTTAAAAGAAATCTAGATCAATATCAAGAAAAAGGTCTGGGAGATTTAGAGTTGCCCAATCACATTATTGAGTGTAAACGATACGCTTCTGGTAATTGGTACAAACAAGACTGGTGGGAACAGACTGTGACAGCAAGAGCAGGCAATATACCTGTTTTGATATGGAAATATAATCACCAACCTATACGAGTTTGTTTACCTTTAAACGTACTCAGTAAAGATTGGAAATTTAAACAAAACACAGAAACTACTGCTGTGATAGAGTTTGAAACTTGGTTATGGACTCTTTGTTATAATCTTTAAGGACATACCGAGGTTGAATGATAATGGGTGAAAACGATAGAAGCGACGATGATATGAAAAAACTGTTTGTAGATATCGTCCTTAACTCTACTGAACTGGCAGAACGTATTTTAGATTTTACCAAAACATTAATAGAAAAAGAAGAGTTGCCTGCTCATCTTGTCCCTTCAAGTTTAATATTCGCTGGAGTTTTAAGCATGATTGAAGCAGCAGCAGAACACGATGAAAATCATAAAAGCGTTGAATTTTCGAATAGTATGTATTGGATGATAGATCTTGCTTTAGAAAGCTACACCAGTATAGAAGCAGAACCTATTATCGATACAGATAGAACTAATCAAAAAACATTACATTAATAATGCTTTAAATACATAATAATCGGTTATATACTTTAGTTTACTATTAATAACTAAGTATATACATGGATAAAAAACGAAAATGTCTACATTGTGAAAAAACACATAACCGCAGGGGAGCACTGTATTGTTCTAAAAAATGTAGTCAAAAACAACATACAAAAAGAAATCAAGAATCGTTTAAAATGAATTTTCAAGACGGGCATCGACACGAAGCATCAAGGGGTGTTGATGATTTCGCTATAACCACACATTCTGTGCCACATAATATACTACAAGAGGCTAAAAATCATTACGACCATACAAATTGTTTATATTATGAGGGAGAAAAAATAGTAGAAGATGTAGAAAAAATTATGATACTAACAAATAAAATTTTAGGTGAAACATTAACAGACACTAGTCAAGCTATAAAGAAACGCAGACTGGCAAGAAGATTGAAATTAATAAAAAACGATGAATGGTATTTATACCCATCTATAGCAACGACTTTTAACAGGTTTTAATAAAAGGAAAAATAGTATGGATAACGAACAGTTGGAAAAAGTAGGTTTAGGTAAAAAAGTAATGTTTTGGGAAGATATAGAAATAGCAAGTCATGTAGCAAAGAAACGAAACTATAATCGACAAGTTAATTTACCAAAATTGAAAAAAGATGTTAAAAAGGTATTAAAAAACCAAGATTTAGTTTTAGATGATACAAAGTTTGCAGCTACTCCTATTTTAGTACACACCCATAAAAGTGGTGAAAAATGCATGCCACACATGCGAATGTCAGTTTACCTACCAGAAATCGGCTCAGTATTGATTGATTGTGATATAGATTTATGGAAATCTTTTCCTAATGTTAGTGTTTAAAATTACAGGAACTTAGATATGTATGAAATTAATAATGATATTCCTATACCAGATGTAAGATCTCCTAGAAACAATAAATATGATTTACATAAAATGGGAATAGGAGACAGTTTTTCACTTCCCTATGACGATCATAGTGTTCAAAAAGTACGCGTCGCAGTTGCTAATTACGGTAGCAGGAACGCTAAAAAGTTTGTGACTCGTAAGATATTTGAAAATAATGATGCTTTATTGAGAGTGTGGAGAACACTGTGAGTGACAGGAAAAAACTAACACCAAAACAAGAAAAATTTGCTCAGAACGTAGCTAAAGGTATGAAAAAGAAAGATGCTGCAAAACAAGCAGGATACAGTGATAAAAATTCTACCAGAGCAGGCACCGTGTTAGCCAGCGATAAAAATCCCGTGGTTAAAAAACGCATAACAGAATTACAGACAAAAGCAGCAGATAGAGCCGTTGTG